GTCATGCGTCAGTTATTAGACAATATGTATTTAACAAATAATAACAGAGTGGCGATTATGGATGGTATGGTTAATATGGATGACTTATTAACAACAAGACCAGGTGGTGTTGTCAGAACTAAACAACCACCAAGTCAAGTTATGCAGCCATTACAAGCTCAACCGATTTCACAACAAGCCTTTCCATTATTATCTTATTTAGATTCAGTAAGAGAAGTTAGAACAGGTATATCAAAACAAGTTCAAGGATTAGATCCTAATACACTAAACGCAAAAACTGCAACTGGTGTAAATGCTTTAATGACACAAACGCAAATGCGATCTGAATTGATTGCAAGAATATTTGCTGAAACAGGTGTTAAAGATTTATTTAGAAAAATTTTTGAACTTATGGTTAAGTATCAAGATAAAGAAAGAGTTGTTATGTTAAATAATCAGTATGTTCCGGTAAAACCTACTGAGTGGAAAGATAAATTTAATATTAATATTGTAGTTGGTCTAGGCACAGGTTCAAAAGAACAGCAAATTTTACTTTTAAACAATATTTTAGAAAGACAAATACAAGCATTCTCATTACAGGGTGGAAAAGAGATGCCGATGGTCACATTGAAAAATATGTATAACACATTATCTAAAATTATTGAGAACGCAGGTCTTAAAAATGTTGAAAGTTACTTTGTTGATCCTGATTTAGGTAAACAAATGATGCCACCACCTAGTCCTCCACCTTTAACACCAATAGAAAAAATAGAATTTACTAGGATTGATTCTGAGAATAAGAGAAAAATTGCTGATCTTGAGCTTCAGTATCAAGAGTTACAACAAAAATCTCAAGAAATGGCTTTAGAGTTTGAAGCGAAGATAAAAGAAATGGCATTGAAATATAATACACAGCTAGATACGGCAAAATTAAAAGCTGATGCAGATTTAGATAAGATGATTATGTCTGGAAACAGTAAAATTCTTGAACAAGCACAAAAATCTGCTAATATGTTCAGCCAACAGGTACAAAATTTAAATGGAAACCAAAGACCAAGCCAGGAGGTCAGCAGAAATCAGCCGATCCAACCAGGCAAAACAAATATTGGAGAGTGAACTTTTTAAAGAGTCTGTTGATACTCTTAAAAAAATTTACTCAGAAGCACTTTTAGAAAAAACAGGTGCTAAAGAGGGCGAAACAAGGGAGAAACTTTGGATCGCTTATAATGTTGTAGGAAAAGTAGAACAACATTTAAGAAGTATTCTTGAAACAGGAAAACTTGCAGAAAAACAATTAGAAGTTTTCCGAAAACAAAGCCAAGAAAAAAAATTTTAACCAATCCAGGTTAAAATAAGCCAAGTCAAACGACAGCTTAACATAGGAGAACGACAATATGTCAGAAACAAACCCATTACTGAACAAAGATTCAGTACAAGGTGCAGCTAAACATATTGAAGGTTTATTAGACTCAAAAGGAGTAATTTCTAAACCTCAAAAAGAAGAAGCACCAGTTGAACAGAAAGAACCAAAAGCGAAAGCAGAAGATAATCAAGAAGTTCAACAACAACCTGAAGCTCAACCCCAAGAGGAAGCTCCAGTTCAAGAAGAAGCATCCCAAGAGAATGCTAGTAACGAACAAGAAACCGATCTACACCAAGTTATTGTTAATGGTGAAAAGATTGATGTTGACCTTGAAGAATTAAAAGCAGGTTATCAGAAAGATGCCGACTATAGACGAAAAACAGAAGAGATAGCTCTTGAAAGAAGAGAAATTAATTCTGAAAAAGATCGTCTAGCGAAAACCTATTCAACCAAGATGGATGATTTAAATTCACTTGTGTTGACTTTGAACGCAGAGATTAACAGCGATGCAAATTCCAAAGAGCTAGATAGACTTTGGGATGAAGATCCAACTGAAGCTGCGAAGATTGATCGTAAGTTAAGAAGAAGGAGAGAAACTATTTCTCAAGCTCAGAAGAAACTTAGAGATCATCAACAAGCACAGTTTCAAGAGGTTCTAAGAGAAGAGCAAAAGAAGGTTGCTTTAAAGTACCCTGAATTGCAAGATCCTGTAAAAGGTAATTCTCTAAAATCAAATATGGTTAATTATTTATTGAGTAAAGGCTTTCAAGATAAAGACGTAAACTCAGTTTATGATTCAAGAATGTTTGATGTCATCGTTGACGGCATGAAGTACAATGATAACAAAAAGTTGAAACCGACTTTAGTTAGCAAAAAAGTCAAGCCATCAAGAGTTGTTAAGTCTGGTGTCAAATCAACAAAGGAAGAACAAACTCAAGCATCAAGGTTGGAAAAAATTAAAATGCTTAAGAAGTCAGGGCGACCAAAAGATGCTACAGACCTCTTAATGCGTTATTTATAAACAACTAACCTAACGGAGGCGAAAATGGCTGTATTTCAAACATATCAAACAGTCGGCATAAGAGAGGATCTAGCGGATATTATTTATTCAATAGCTCCAACAGAAACTCCATTTATGTCTGGTGTTGCTAAGACAAAAGCAACAAATACATCACACCAATGGCAAACAGACTCATTGGCTGATGTCGCTGCAAATGCTGCGGTAGAAGGTGCAACAATCTCATACCCAACATTATCAGCAACAACTAAACTAACTAACCACACTCAGATTTCTACAAAAGCTGTGCAAGTATCTGCAACAAATGATGCTGTAACATCTGCTGGAAGAAATAATGAGTTAGCTTACCAAGTAGCAAAATCTGCGAAAGAATTAAAAAGAGATATGGAAACAGCTCTTTTATCTAACGTAGCTGCTGCTGCTGGAAATGCCACAACTGCAAGAAAATCAGGAGGAGTTCAAACTTGGATTTCTTCTAACGTAGATGCAGGTGCTGGTGGTTCTGGTTCTGGTGGCGGTGCTGCAAGAACAGATGGAACTCAAAGAGCTTTCACAGAAGATCAATTAAAAGGTGTTCTAAGAAGCTGTTTTGATGCTGGTGGAAATCCAAACATGATAATGGTTGGAGCTTTCAACAAACAAAAACTATCTGGCTTTACAGGCGGATCAACTAGATTTGATCAAGCGGAAGATAGAAGATTAGTTACATCTATTGATGTCTATGAAAGTGATTTTGGAACACTCCAAGTTGCTCCTAATAGATTCATTAGAGGTGCTAACGCAACTGCTGCAAAAAAAGGACAAGATGCTCTAATTTTAGAGATGGATATGTTCGCAGTAGCTTTCTTAAGAGATTTCTCTCTACAGAATCCTGCACAGACTGCTGATGCAGACCAAAGATTCATGGTAGCTGAGTACACTCTTGAGTCAAGAAACGAAAAAGCAAGTGGTGCTGTTTACGATTTAACAACATCATAATCTTAATTGTGATTGGGGGTGTAACCTTTAAAAACTACATCCCCATCACTTAACCAATGTTGAAGTCTTAGTAAGGTTATAGGCGGAACAACAAACGGAGAAAAACATGAGAACATTAAACGACTACTTCTTAACTGCTGAGATTGAAGATGTTTCAACAGCTTCATCAACTTTTGTTGGTGTACCAGATGGCGGTAAAATAGTTAAAATTATAACTGCTTTACAAGGTGCTATATCTGGCGGTAACGCAGCAATCACTTTTGAAATAGGTGGTACTGCTGTAACTGGTGGTGCAATAACTGTAGCTCACTCTGGCTCTGCTGCTGGTGATGTAGATACTGCTGAACCAACTGCTGCAAACAGAGTAGAAGAAAATGGCACAATAGAGATGATCACTAATGGTGGTTCTACTGGTGCTAAAAAATTACTTGTGACATTTGTTATAAGAAGATAAATATAAATTGGGGGTTCATGCCTAGCGGAAGTTCCCCCAAAAATAATAGGAGAAAAATATGAGTTTTAATTATGGATTAAAACCTGGAACAACACAAAGAGTATCACCATCTGGTTCATCTGCTGCAACTGCTGCTAAGTTTGGTACACAAACTGAATATGTAAGAGTAGCTTCTGATGCAGATTTACATATTGTTTTTGCTGTATCACCAACTGCAACAGCTAATGATATATTTTTACCAGCAGATCAACCTGAGATATTTAAGGTTTCACCTGGTGAAAAAATGGCTGCTTTGGGTAGTGGTAATGTTTCAGTTACTGAAATGAGTGCTTAGTGGCTAAGAAAAGACCTCTCTTTGGTGTTTCTAATTATGTAAAACGAACTAGGAAAAAAAGACCTGGTAGGCATACAAAAAACATAAGCAAAAGAATACCAAGAAGAAAAAAATACAGAGGACAAGGTAGATGAAAGATATTGTTAGAAATGGTTTGCAACAAACTACTTATTCTAAAGATGATATGGAGAAAAAAATTGTCATCAAAGAACAAGTGAATATAAATCCACATATAAAACACAATAAAACTTTATATACACAAAATGATGGTTACTCTAAATCAAGAGAACTTAAAAGAGTAGCTTCTATACCCACTATTGCATTATCAGTATGGGCAAATGAATATAATGGTGATAGTAATTGGTTTGGACTACCAAAAGAAGTTCAGAAAAAAATATTAAAAGAAAAACTTAATAGTAGTGAGTTTAGATACTTTAGAACAGCAGAAGGAAAAATATAATGGCACTAAATAGTTATTCAACTTTAAAAACATCAATAGCAAATTGGTTAAACAGATCAGACCTTACTACTGAGATAGAGGACTTTATTGTTCTTGCAGAAAAAGATTTTAATTCTAAGTTAAGAATTAGACAAATGGTTTCAACAGATAGTTCTTTTTCTATTAATGCAGAAACAGTAGCTTTACCAACAGGATTTTTACAAGTAAGAGATTTCTTTATTACAGATGGTGGTAGTAAGCATTCTTTACAATATATTACACCGGCACAAATGGATCAAATCAGAGGATCAAGTGTAACAGGTCAACCATCAACTTACACAATTATTGGTGAAAATTTTAGATTTGCACCAAAACCATCTTCAACTTACACAGCAACTTTAAATTTTTATAAAGAGTTTGACCCTTTATCAGATAGTAATACATCAAATTTTATTTTAGCAAGTCATCCTGCTATTTATTTATATGGCTCTCTATATCATTCTGCTAATTTTTTAGGTGGTGTAGAACCAAGACTTATTCAACAATGGCAACAAATGTATGCTACAGCTTTAGAAAGACTTGAAAGAAACGATAGAGAAGATCAATATGGTAATGCACCTTTACAACAAAGATCAGATGTAACAGTAGCATCACCATTTAATGATTACTCAAGAGTTTCTTTTAATAACAATAGTTAGGATATTAAATGCAAATACCTTTTGGAGAATGGCTACCAGATCAACCTGAATACCTAAATCCAGGTGCAATAACAGCTAACAATGTTTACTTTGCACAAAATTCTTATAAAAGGTTTCCTTCATTAGTTGCTTATTCAAGTAATACTACGTCTGCAAATTCAAGAGGAGCTGGATCGTTTAGAGATGGATCAAATACTGTATTTAATTTTGTTGCAACAAATACAGATATTTTTCAATTAGACTCTGGAGCTTTTACATCAAGAAAATCATCACTTACTGGAGGTAATGATGATTACTTTACCTTTACTCAATTTGGTAATCATGTGATAGCAAGTAATGGTGTGGATGCACCTCAATATTATTTGATGGGTTCATCAACTAACTTTGCTAATCTTTCATCAATAGGCACATCTGGTACTGTTCCTGTGTTTAAAGTTTCAGGTGTTATAAGAGATTTTTTAGTTACAGGTAATCAATCAAACGCATCTAACAGAATACAATGGTCAGGTATTAATGATATTACAACTTGGCAACCTGGAACAAAACAATCAGACATACAAGACTTACCAGGTTCAGGTGGTCAGATAGTTCATATAACTTCAGGTGAGATAGGATATGTATTCAGACAAAATCAAATTATTCGTATGGACTATGTAGGTGGAGCAACAGTATTTAGACTCTCAGTAATATCACCAAACAGAGGAGCTGTGCTTGGTAGAACAGTATGTCAAGATAACAGAAGAGTTTTCTTTTATGCTGATGATGGTTTTTTTGAAATTAACGGAGATCAAGTTACAGCTATTGGTGCTGAGAAAGTAAATAGATTTTTTGATGTGGATTTAAACAAAGCCTTTTCTGATAGAATATGTGCTGCCGTAGATCCTTTCAATCAACTAGCTATGTGGTTATATCCATCTTCACAAGATACAGCAAATACAACTGGTATTTGTGATAAAATTATTATTTATAATTATGCAACTCAAAAATGGTCAACGGCTGATGCTAGTGCTAGTACAATATTTTCACAGTTTGTAGGTGCATTTACAGTAGAAACGATGGATTTATTATCTGAAAACTTAGATCAAATAAATATTGCTTTAGATACTGCTTTTTGGAATGGTGGTCAAAAACTATTAGGTGCAATAGACAACAATTTTAAAGCCTCTATTTTCTCAGGCACACAAAATCAAGGAACATTAGAAACTAGACAATTAGAGTTGTTTGAAGGACACAGAAGCAGTATAACCAATGTTAGACCTCTTGTTGATGCTT